CGCCCGCTCGCCGATCACCTGTTGAACCGCGACTGGATCATGCCGACCGACCCCGCCGCAGGAGCGCCGCTCGACGACGACCCGCACTTGCCCACCATCGGAGTCGACGCGGAATGAAGACCCAAGACCACACGCGCATCCTGTTCGCCTACCTCGGGCGCATTTCGCTCAACGACCTGATCGACATCGTGGAGGCGCGCAAGAACAGCTCATACGCAGCAATGAACCTCGGCACGAGCGCACAAGTCGATGCACACCGCGAACTCGCGGAGGCATGCGAACGCGCCTGCGACCGCCTGATCGAGCACGACCGCCAGCTCATCCGCGAGATCACGCTGAAAGCGGCCTACTGAGTTATCCACAAGAAAGGACCGGACGCACCATGCTCAACGCAACAGAACGCCACGCGCTCGAACTCGCGCGCCAGCGCATCGCAGAGGGAAAGCACGTTCACCTGTGCTACGCGCTCAATGCCGTAAGCGGCACGATCGACACGCCGGCCATGACGGCGGCATGCAACCGCCTCAAGAGTTTCATCATGCAGAGGCTCTCGCCGGACGCCACGCTCGACGGCTGGATCGCGTACCACCACTACGACAAACAGCCGCATTCGCTCAACGAACGTCGGCAAGCGCGCATCGATTGGATCAACTGGATGCTCGACGAGCCCACGACGGCCAAGACGCTCGTTGACGTGAGCACAAGCGCATGGCCGTGGGAGCGAGGCATCACGATCAACAGCCCGCGCGACCGTCGCCCCGTGCGCCTCAATACGTGGCGGCCGTAAGTTTTCGTTAGGACGCGAGTCGCACCGCATCGCACCGCACTAAACCGTAGTTATCCACAAGGAGAATGTAATGCTGATGGGACGTGGAAGTAGTCGCGTAATCGTCGCAGGCGCAATGGCAATCGGCGCGTCGCTTATCAAAGGCGCGTTGGGCGTGGTCAATGGCGTGACCATCCATCCGCCCGCGCGCATCAACGGGGACGGCCTGCCGGTTCACGAGCGCACGCCGCGCACGAGCGGCAAGAGCATTAGCGTCGCGCAGGGCAAGCGCAACGCGAAGAAGGCGAAGAACCGGGCTCGCAACCGGAGGGCGCACAAGTGAACTACGACGACTGGCTTACGGCCGGGCTCGATGAATGGCTCGGCGAGGTTCGCCCGCTGACTGCCGACGAGCGCGAGGAGCGCCAGCGGCGAGAGCATGAAGACCGCCATCTTGACGACTAACGAGTAGTTTTCACTCGACGCCCGCCATTGCGCGGGCATTTTATTTCTTGCGAGGGCGCATCGCATCGCAAGGATTCACTCAAAGGGAGAGGGGAGTGAGAGAGATTGACCTGTTCGGCGAGGTTCCGAAGGAAGCGCAGCGCAAGCCGCCCGTGCTTCGCATGCACGTTGTCGATGCGGCCGACGATTGCGGCTACCGCGAGCCCGGCCAAGCTGTCGGCGTGCGCTTCTCATGCGCGCGCTGCCATAGCGTGACCGACTGGCAGTTCGTGACCGTGACGACGGCCAAGCGCGGCATCCCGTGCGAGAAGTGCAACGGAGGCGAATCGTGACCGTCTACGTCGACGACATGTACCTGTACCCGCTCGGCGAGTACAAGACGCCAAGCGGCCGGATCATGAAGATGTCGCACATGATCGCAGACACGCGCATCGAGCTGGAGGGAATGGCGAAGGCCATCGGCATCCAGAAGCGGCATATCCAGAAGCTCGGCACGCACGGCGAGCACTTCGACATCTGCAAGAGCTACCGCGACAAGGCAATCGCATTCGGCGCCGTGGCGATCACGCTGCGCCAGTGCTCGGCGATGTGCGTGCGCAGGAGGGAGGAGGGCCAGCTCGGGACGCCGGAGGAAGCGGAGGCGTGGCGAGACCAGCGCGCCGCGAAGGTGAGGCAGGACAAGGCGATCACCGACTACTACACGGACAGGGCGAACGGAGCCCACGCCAACCGAGCAACCTGAGACAGAGCCCGCCTAGCGCGGGCTTTATACCTTTAGCATGGTGCGATATAGTGCGGCACAACACCGTTAACGGAGATCGCCATGATGCTCAGAGGTAGGCCAGACGAAACCGTCTTCGACAACACCGGGGAGATGTTCAGCCCGTCATCGTGCTCGCACGACTACGGATACGACGGATCAGGAAATCTCACGACAGACACCGCGACCGACCCGATCAAGCGCATCGTGCGCGTCAAGACTTTCACCTACACCGCCGGTCAGCTCACGAGCGAAAGCGTATGGGTGAAGCAATGAACCTCGGCGAATTTAAGAAGCTGGTCGCTCTCGCGGGCCTCAAGAACTCGGGCGGTGGTGGCGGCGGCCCGGCAAAGACGCTGCGCAACATCGCGACGCGTTGCCGCCACAACTACCAGACGTGGACGACGGCCACGACTGCCCTGAAAGCCGTATCGGAGCACATCAACCAGGGCGACGATCAGGACGCCGTTCAGGTGAAGTACGGCAACTGGTACGCCAATAACGTGAACGAGTATTCGACGTGGGCGGGCGCAGGAGACGTCACGTACTACGCCGCCATCGAATACCCCATCGGAACCTTCACGCTGGCCGAATGGAGCACGCAGACCGGCGTAGCCCGCGCGCGTAGCGCGAACTGCCCGCCCGGCACGAACGTAGTCTCGGACCCGATCCCGGTACGCATTCCGCGCGGCGGCAAGTTCAAGGTGCATGTCATGGCCGTGTCCACGTCGGGCGCTACCATCAACTTCCCGGTGTCGGCCAGCTCGGTTGGGGGTGGCAGCGACGCCGTGACACATTGGGCAGCGGCGCCAACCGTTGACCCGGCGTTCATGTGCCTCACGGGCGCATCCACGGGCTCGACGTCCACGGGCTCGAACTTCGCGCTCTACCCGCTGGCAATTCTCGGCCAGTCCAGCCGCCCCAGCGTAATGCTGATCGGCGACAGCCGCGCCTCTGGCCGGTCGGACTCGACGGGAACCACGCAGGTCCTCGCACCGAATACCAACCTCGGCTTTTGGGGCGTGGGCGAGATTGCCCGCTCGCTGGACTACGGCGTGGCCTACACCAACCTTGGATGCGAGACGGACACCGCGCGTCAGTTCACGCTGACCAGCACTCTGCGCAAGGCACTGGCAGCGGACCACACTCACGTCTTCGTGCAGTACGGGATCAACGACGTGACGGCAGGCCGGAACGCGGCGACCATCCAGGCTGACCTTGCGGCGATCTACGGGTACTTCCCGACGAAGAAGATTCTCGTGAGCACGATTGCGCCTAAGACGACCTCATCGGACTCGTGGGCCACTGCTACGGGCCAGACGGTTGATGCCGCCAACGGGGTCCGCACCGCCGTCAATGACTGGCTGCGCTCGAAGCCTGCACCTATCGTCGCATGCTTCGACGTGGCTGACGTGATGGAGACGGCGCGCAACTCCGGCAAATGGAAGAACGTCGGCGACGGCACGGCCACGGCTGCGATGACCGGCGACGGGACGCATGAAGGCGCGTTCTCCTACAACCTGATCAAGCTGTCTAACGCAATCGACCTCAGCCTGATTACCTGATCGACGGTTGCGATTGACACGAAGCCCGCCGAGCGCGGGCTTTTTCATAGCTGGTTAGGCTGGATGGCATTGCATTCAGGCGTGACGTGCGCGCAGGCGCGAAGATACGCGGCGTGCTTATTTTGCGAGGGAGCGGGCGCCAGATAGTCTGGACAACTGCTAGGGCAGGACATCCAGACACAGTGACCATCCACGGAACGCACGCAGGTACAGGGCTCGGGACAGAAGCCATTCGAGGCAGCGGGAAAGCCTTCCCATACGTTGACAGCAAAAAAGACAGAGGACAGCCAGAGGAGGCAGCCGCAGGACAGCTTGCACAGGAGACGGACAGGGGCAGTCATAGAAGGGGACAGAACAGTAACACTTCCTTACGAAACGCTTATGCGATTCGCATGGCGCGACATTACATCCTGTAAACCGGCCGGAGTCAACGGTTTGACGAACGCTTTCAGTTCATTAGCATGGTGCGATACCATGCGGGCTATCACTAAACCGCACCAATGGAATGACCATCGCACCAGTCAGCGTAGACCTCGAAGCACTTCCGACGAACCCGGAGGAGCTTGCGCGTTGTCTCGCCGACCCGATGTGGCGTATCTGTTCGGGTGCGCTGTACAAAATCCTCATCAAGGGCGACGACCTACCCGACGACGACCCCGGTCTGAGCGTGCCGTTCAAGCCGAACCGCGCACAGAGGCGCGTGCTACGCCGGCTGTGGCACCGCAACGTCATCCTGAAGGCCCGCCAGCTCGGGTTCACAACGCTTATCGCAATCGTGTGGCTGGATCACGCGCTGTTCAATGCCAACGCCCGGTGCGGCATCATCGCGCAAAACCGCGAGTCGGCCGAGAACATCTTTCGCGACAAGGTGAAGTACGCCTACGACAACCTCCCGCCGGCACTGCGCGAGGCTTGCCCGCTCGCCACGGACAGCAAGACCGAACTCCTGTTCTCGCACAACAACAGCAGCATCCGCGTGGCAACGTCGATGCGCTCGGGCACGATCCACCGCCTGCACGTTTCCGAGTTCGGGAAGATATGCGCGGAGTACCCGAAGAAGGCGGCCGAAGTGGTCACAGGCTCGATACCGGCCGTGCCGAAGTCCGGCATTCTCGTGATCGAGTCGACGGCCGAGGGCAAGGAAGGCGAGTTCTACGAGATCAGCAAGCGCGCCGAGGCACTGGCCCAGGCCGGCGCCGAACTGTCGTTCCGAGACTACCGCTTTCACTTTTTCCCCTGGTGGCAGGCGCCTGAGTACCGCATCAACCCCAAGCTCGTGCGCATCTCGCCGGAGGACAACGAGTACTTCGAGCGCATCGAGGCACGCATGAAGACCGTGATCGACGCCGAGCAGCGCGCATGGTACGTGGCAACCCGCGAAGCAGACTTCGGAAACAACGAGGAGCGTATGTGGCAAGAGTTCCCGAGTGACCCCGACGAGCCGTTCAAGGTCTCGCAGAAGGGCGCGTACTACACGCAGCAGATCGCGACCGCGCGCAAGCAGGGCAGGTTCAAGCCGCTTATCCCCGTACTGTCGGCGCCTTGCTACACGTTTTGGGACATCGGCAGCAGCGACGGCACCGCGATATGGGTGCTACAGCACCTTGACGGCGAGTGGCGCTGCATCCGGTTCAAGGAGGGGTGGGGCGAGCCCTACGCGTTTTTCGCGACGTGGCTGCAATCACTCGGGCTCGTGTTCGGCGAGCACTTCCTCCCGCACGACGCCGACCACGTTAGGCAGGGTGAGACAACAAACAAGAGCCCGAAGGACATGCTCGAAGCGCTCATGCCGGGCGGACGCTTCACCATCGTCCCGCGCATCGAGGACGTGAATTGGGGCATCCAGCAGACGCGCGAAGTGTTCCCGCTCCTGTGGTTTGACGAGACGGAGTGCAAGGAAGGCATCGCCCACGTTGAGAACTACAGGAAGAAATGGATGACGCAGACGCAGACATGGGCCGACGTGCCGGACAAAACCGGCGGCCACAGCGAGGCGGCCGACGCCCTACGCCAGTTCGCGCAGGCGTACAAGGGCGGACTCATCAACGTTCGGCGCCCGTCGTCGACGAAACCCAAGCGCAAGAGTAGCTGGCGCACAACCTGAAGGAGAGAGAACCATGATCGAAGAAGCACGCCCCGCAATTGACCTCACGCGTTACCACTTCGTGCGCGAGCTTGGCGACATCCGCCTGTACGGAACGTGGCTCTATGACGAGGAGCTGGACGACGACGAGCCCGCACTCGTGCTGGTCCCTTCAGTGCGGCACTGCACTACACCGTGCGTTGTTGCACTATCGGCCGCGTTCCGATATACAGACCCCAGGCATTTGGCCCGAGTCTCGCTCGTGTTCGCCAAGACGCTCGGCTTCGAGGACACGATGATGGCGTCCGCGCACAGGATCGGGAACATCATCCACGATCACCTGTTGGACCTCATCAAGATGCCCGAGAACCCGATGGAGACGGTTGTCGGCGCCACGGCGAACCTGTACATCGACGGCCGCAGCAGGACCATCGAGATTCTTGACCACTTGCCCCTCGCGCAGGCTTAACCGGAGTTATCCACATGTTCGACCTGAACGACAACGACGCCACGCGGCTACGGCCCGCCCGCACCGACGAGGCCAATCCGTCGCCGGGCGAACAGAAGGCACTCAAGGCAACGACCAAGCCGAACGAGCTGGACAGCGAGAAGTCCATCAACCTGCACGCCCGGCTGGTCTCCTACTATCGACGTGAGCTGTCGCGGCAGGAGTCGAACCGCGCAGAGATGGCCGTCGACGAGGACTACTACGACAACATCCAGTGGACGCAGGACGACATCGAGGAGTTGAACGAGCGCGGGCAGGCACCGACCGTCTACAACGTCATCGCGCAGTCCGTGAATTGGGTGATCGGCAGCGAGAAGCGCGGGCGCTCCGACTTCAAGGTATTGCCGCGACGGAAGGACGGCGGCAAGGCGGCCGAGCGCAAGACGGCGCTCCTCAAGTACCTGTCCGACGTGAATCACCTGCCGTTCGAGCGCTCGCGCGCGTTCGAGGAGATGGTGAAGGCCGGTATCGGCTGGCTGGAGTCGCAGATTCAGGACGAGAACGACGGCGAGCCCATCTACGGCGGCAGCGAGTCGTGGCGCAACATCATTTGGGATAGCGCCTACTGGCGCCTCGACATGATGGACTGCCGGTACATCTTCCGCGTCAAGTGGGTTGACCTCGACATCGCAATCGCCCTGTTCCCTGACCGCAAGGCGCAGCTCGAACGCGCGGCCACGGACAACTATGAGTCGTGGGGCGCCGACGACATGGACGGCGACGACGCGATGGACTCGCGCGAGTACGAGAACGAACTGTCGGGCTCGCTGCGCGACGCCGTTGCCTACGCCCGCAAGCGCGTCCGCCTGATCGAAGCATGGTTCCGTGTGCCCGAGCGCGTTAATCGGCTGCGTGGCACGCGTTCGGACTTCCGCGGCGAAGTCTACGACCCGAACGACGAGCGCCACCAGCTCGAACTGCAAACCGGCCGCGCCGTGCTCGGCGTATCGCCGATGATGCGCATGTACTGCGCGATCATGACCACGCACGACATGCTGTGCTACGCGCCGAGCCCGTATCGGCACAACCAGTTTCCGTTCACCCCGATTTGGGGCTATCGCCGTGCCCGCGATGGCATGCCCTACGGCATGGTGCGCGCGCTGCGCGGGATGCAGGACGACGTGAACAAGCGCCTGTCGAAGTCCCTCTACATCCTGTCGACGAACAAGGT